AAACTCAATTACCTTGTCGCCAACTTCGTGCTCTTCGCCATCGTATGAACTAATGAAATGCCCACGCCCATCGGACCTAATCGCATCTTCGATAAAGTGATCAAGGTCTTCTATAAGAGCTTCCACGATGGAATTGGCGCTCTCACAAAGCTTGCCCTGCATTTCCTTCAAAGCTTCGATCTGATTGTCGTCTAGTCCGTGTTTAGTGTGCGAACTAATAAACTCGGCGTTGAATGCCCAGAGGTTGTCTTTTATGCGCTCCGCCGCAAGCCAATCGGCCTCATCGTCGGTAAGTACAAGATATTCGCTTCCCTCGGCATCGTATGCATTATCGCCGTAAAGTGCTGGGCTTATTTCGCTAACATCGCAGCCTAGGTGCTTTGCTAGTGCGTGGATGCGTGGGTCCATTGTTTCTGTGTTTGTTGTGTCCATGTTCTTATCTCCATTCGTTAATCAGTCTAATCACTGACTATGAGTACATAGTAATGGATAAGATGAACCCGCGCAAGAAAAGATTCAAAAAGATCACAAAGAATTATCTGCAAGGATTACGCAGGGTTGAAACGTATTCAGAAGAAAAGTGAAAAAAAGTGAAGTTTCTTTTGAATAAAAACCGGGTCCGATTCGTCGTACAGAACAGATACGCACAAACACGTAGTATCTTGCATCACTCGTACAGTAAGCGCACAATGAATCCATAATGGCTTATAAGAGATATGGTGAAAACGTAAAGATGACGCCGAAATACCCGTTTATAGGGTCGTATAGACACATGGCGCCTTATGCTAGAGGCAACCCATACTATCAGGTACGTAAGCGTATGGGGCTCACACAAGCCGCTCTAGGCGCTCTAATGGGGTGCACATGGCAAGCGATTCAATACCGTGAGAAGAGTAAGCGTCTCTTTCACGTGATGGAACTCGTAGTACTAGCTGATATCGCAGAGATGAGTGACACGGACTTCATGAAGATGTTACGTGATATCGCATAGTTATATTAAATTGACCGATAACTTGTCTTATCGGGACACGCCAAGCATATATGCTTTCCTAGGTAACTACCTGTTTCGATTCAGAATGAGTGTAGGGAATCTCCCTAATAGGCGTAAGTTTCTGATTTCAGTTTCGAATCGGAAACGCAGAGGTACCGGTTACATGTATATCCACTCTCCCACTCTTTTCTCTCCCCTATTATGTTTGCATAGTCCATGCTTCCCTTGCCGTGAAAAATATTTCCATCCTATAGGTAAACAAACATAGTTATGAGTGATGAAACAGAAGAGAAAACGAGTGTAGAGGTGTTACCGCCTATTATGCAGCCTAAGCCTCACACGCGAGACCATCAGCGTAATGAGGATTTAGCGCATCAGATTAGTGATTTGGGTAGGCTAGGGTTGTCGAAGGGTAATGCGGCTATTGCTGCCCGTGTGAGTGTGTATGTTTTGGATAAGTACTACTTAGAGGATTATTTGAGTGGTGTATCTGAGATGCAGCGTGGGTTAGCTACTGTTGCGGTATCTGAGGCTATGAATGGGAATACGCCGATATTGTTGCACTTGATAAAGACTAAGTTGGGTTGGAGTGAGCAACAGGTGATTGAGCATGTTGGTGAGATTCGTGCCGTGGTTAGTTCCAAGCCGATGAGTAAGGAAGAATTTGTACAAAAGTATCTAACGAAAGACGATGAAACGTAGTATGTAGTCATAGACCAATGGTTCGTTAGTGGTGGGCGTTTTTGCTGTTTCCTGCTCCGGTACATGATTTGTGGCTAAGTCGAAGATTAACAGCGTCAGACGGCCAACATTGGTTTGTTTTATCTGTAAGAAGTGCGAGCACCGTGGGATTGGTGTGACTGAGAAGCCTTACATACAGTGCTGGCAATGCAATACGTGGAACAGTTGTAGGTATAGTCGGATTACTTATAAGGAGTATGACTGGTACTGGAATAGGGAGCATGGGGAAGAATGGAAGAAGTAAAGACACCTGAGCAGATGGCAGAGGAGTATATCAATCATGTATTGGAATCGCAGTGCGATTGTAGCTATCGAATTGCCTTCCTCGCTGGCTACCAAGCCGCACAGCAGTGGATCAGCGTTAAGGATCGGTTGCCGGAAATAAATCAACAATTTATAGCTTTTGTTGAAAACAAAGAAGTTTGTAATTGCTGTCGGTATCAAAACAGAAGCTCAGATAACAGTCCCAGCTTTTATGCTTCAACCAAAACAGGACTTTTAATTTGCGGATTAGAAAGCATATCCCACTGGATGCCGCTGCCTGCGGCACCAAAGTAGGAAGTATGAAGACACCTGAGCAACACGCAACAATCTGCGCTGAAAGAGCTATATTAGATTATAACAATGAGGTTATTGGCAAAGGCAAAGATATTAACCAGCTTTTCATAGGTTGTTTTATGGAAGGTTTTCTTGTTGGAAGACGAGCAGGATTGCCAGATAAGATTAAGTTTGAACAAGAGTTGGGTCGTGTAAAATGCTTAGAGAGTGCCAACAAGCTTTTACGTGATTCTATTAAAGAAATTGAAACTCATTATTTGACTCGATGTGTAAGATTTCTACAATCGTTTCACATGAAGGTTTGGTGGAAATGTTCAGATATTGGATTAGCTTTTAAGGGTCTGCTTGGGGCTTTCGGATTGCGCAACAGATATGGACGCGATTACAGAAGTAGTCTTCATAAGACTTTAGAAGCATACCTCAATGATGAGAAAAAAAATGAGCAAGACACCTGAGCAGATGGCAGACGAATATGCAGAGTTTGGGTTGCAAGGCGTACCAGATTCAATTCGCAAGCAACAGCTTATGGCAAAAGATAGGATGGCTTTCCTCGCTGGCTACAAGGCGGCAATGAACTTCCCGGAAAAGCCGGATACCTGCGAGCATATTCTCGACATGGAGAAGATGGTTGATGTGAACTCTTCTAGCGGTTGGATCAGCGTTAAGGATCGGCTGCCAGAAGATCATAATTATTATCTTGTAACTAGCAAAAAAGAGGCTAGTTCAACGCCGCACGGTTGGATTGCAGCAGGGTTATTTTGGGATATGGAAATAGCTTATTTTCACCAAAGAAATCAAACGTGGATGACTGGTATAGTAGCTTTAAATTGCAAGGAAGAAGACAAAATTCTATTTGCAGTTTCTTACTGGATGCCACTGCCTAAGCCACCGGAGGAATAATGGGCATTGAACACCGCATGAAGGATGAGACAGAACAGACCCGCCGGTGTCCCTGGTGTAATCACATCAGTACCGTTAGCGTTGTGGATGGCAAAGATTTCTACTTTTACTGCCAAAATCCTACATGTAGTGTAGAGCGGATTTATGGAGATAATGCGGTAATGACAGGTGGGTATGAACCAGCAGACCGAGAGATACTTTAAGTGCCCTGAGTGTGGCACCGTTGCGGTAGTCGATAACGACAGTGAACCAGGCGAGTTTGAGATTTGCTTAGAGTGCGAGGAAGAGATTGACCCACGGACTAACCCGGCTATTTGGGAAGAGTTTTGGGCTTACTGCCAAAAGCTGAAAAATGGATGATTATCTTGCGGATAGACGGATTGATGAAAACATCGTTTGGGCTCCGCAATCCGGTCCTCAAGAAGCATTAGTACATTGTCCCATCACTCTTATAGGCTACGGTGGTGCCCGTGGTGGCGGTAAAACTGATGGCGTGCTGGGTAAGTTTGCTATCGTGCAAGAGCAGTTCGGCGTTGATTTTAACGCAATATTTTTCCGCAAAGAGTTACCTCAGGCAGACGACCTTATTGAGCGAGCCAAGCAGATTTACTTGCCGCTTAAAGCTCACTGGCAAGACCAAAAGAAGCAATTCACGTTTCTTAACGGTGGTCGGTTACGGTTTAGGCCACTGTCCGACGATTCGGACGCTGAGAAGTATCAAGGACAGAATTTGAGCCATTGTGCGGTAGAAGAGGCGGGTAACTACGCTGACCCTGCACCTATTTGGAAGCTCTTTGGTGCGCTGCGAGGTAAGGGCGGTGGGCAAGTAATCCTCACCTTCAATCCAGGCGGTATAGGCCACGGATGGCTCAAAGAGTTGTTTATAAGACCGGCCCCTAAAGGGATGAAGCTGCTACGCAAAGACCTGCCAAACGGAGCTGGCTTTGATTACATTTATATCCCGTCCCGGGTGCATGATAATCAAATACTGTTAGCTAAAGATCCAGAATACATTAATCGCTTGCACATGGTTGGTAGTCCGGAACTAGTGCGAGCTTGGCTAGAGGGAGACTTTGAGATCCATGAAGGTAGTTACTTTCCTGAGTTCAGTAGCAAGCATATCGTTAGTCCTTTTAACGTGCCTAAACATTGGCCTAGGTATCTTGGTTACGATTGGGGTTTTCGTAGTCCTTTTGCCGCTGTATGGGGTGCTGTTAGTTCTGGCAGGGATGACTCCGGCAATGAAGTCCCATACCCCAAAGGAAGCATCGTTATTTATCGAGAATTGTGGGGCAAAGGAGTCGATAACGTTGAGCAGGCAAATCGAATTGCTTCTCTCTCCGTCGGAGAAAATCCATTAGGCTACGCTGACCCGTCTATCTTTAAGCACGATGGTGGGCCAAGCATTAACGACCAACTTACCCAAGTTTTTGGAAAGTACAAGCATCCACCGTTCCGAGCGGCTGATAATGATCGTTTGTCGGGTTGGTCACAGATAAGACAAAGGTTGGTTAATAAACCACCATTGCTGTATATTTTTGCTACGTGTCCGTATCTCATTCAGACCCTTCCCGCTTTGGCCATAGACAAACGGAAGCCGGAGGATGCCGACAGCGCCGGTGATGACCATGCCTGTCTTACAGGTGACACCTTAGTTATTACCGATTTTGGACCTTTCCCCATTAAAGATTTGTGTGGCGATTTTGCCATATATATACTTTGCCACGATGGCATGTACCACCAGGCGTGTGGCTTTTTGACAAGAAAGCAAAGCACCATAATGCGCTTAACTTTTGATGACGGTTCAGTAGTTCGCTGCACCTTTGATCACAAATTTATGCTTGCAGATGGCACTTGGAAAAAAGCTTGTGCGCTAACCTCTAAGGATGTGATACGTTGCGTTGCGTATGGAAGTCATAGTTATTTCGGACACGTGCCAACAGTTCAACGGCGTAAAATACTATCGTTGCGGTCAATACTTCTCATCGCAGCAAAAGGGTATTTTTGGATCAAGACGGTTGCACAGAAAGGTGTGGGAATATTTCAACGGCACAATCCCAAAAGGCATGCACATTCATCACATCGACCACAACAAGAACAACAACCACATATTCAACCTACAACTGCTCGAAGCCAAAACTCATTTGACAAATCACATGACACCCGAACGACGGAAGATTGCAAAACAGAATGTAATTGCTCACGCGGTGCCGATGGCAAAATACTGGCACAGGTCACTACAAGGTCGGGAGTGGCATGTACAACACGCCAAAAGCATCGCTGCTGCTATGCCAATGATTACAAAGACGTGCGAGTTTTGCAGCTGCCAGTTTCAAACAAAGAAACACATGAATTGGAAAGCAAAGTATTGTCATCAGAACTGCAAGATGAAAGCCCGACGAAGGCGATTAAATCCATCTCTTATTCCGAAGCCCCGCAAGACGTCTATTGCTTAAACGTGCCAACCACCAGTACTTTTGTACTTGGCAACGGTGTGATTTCTCATAACTGCGATGCGTTGCGCTACATGTGCAAAGCAAGATTGATCGAGAGCAGTTGGGAACAACCAGCTGAAGTCTTCAATAAAGGTGTTATTAAGTTACAAGCGTATATAGCGCAGATGCGCCAACAAGCCAGTAGGCCAAAAATATGAGTGATGAATCAGTTATCAAACGCTTCTCCGCTGCTTATTGGAAGAGTCAGATTAACCTCGCTTTAGAGCGCAGAAAGACGTTTATTACTGCGGCTGAAGAGTCTATCCGTGTTTATAACGCTCAGAAAGACGTTGGTATCATGCGCGATACCGAGCGCCGTTTGAACGTGTGGTGGTACTGTGTAAACACTCTTCTACCAGCCTATTACTCTTCAACACCTAAAGCTGAAGTGACACTACGTAAACGCTCTGGTGGAACGTTACACGAGGCATCCGCTGTTATTTTAGAGCGAAACATCCAATACCAGATGGACATGGAATTCAACTTTGACCAGGTTGGATACACCGCTGCGTTGCAGTTCTTACTTACTGGCCAAGCGGTTCTCTGGGCACGGTACGCTTTTGAGTCAGAAGTTCAAAAACAAGAGATGGTGCTGTTCCAGAATCCAGACGGTACTTTGGTTGATTCTGACAATGAAACCTACGAGGGACCGACTGATATTCTTGTTGCTGGCCCTGGTAACACTCTCATTGTCCCGATGGATGTTGAGGTTAAAGAGGATGAGCGAGCAATCCTAGAAACAGTTCAGTATAACGATTACATTTGCTCTGATGCTCGTAACGAGTCAGAGGTAGAGTGGCGTGGTCGTAGAGCTTACCTTACCCGTGAACAAGCCGTTAATCTGTTCGGTGAAGACGTAGGTAACAAGCTCAAGTTTGATAGTTTTCCAGAGGCGATAAAGAAAGACTTTAATCGTGACAGAGAGAAGTACGAAGGGAAGGCAGAGGTCTACGAGATTTGGTGTTATGAATCTGGTCAGGTTTACTGGATTCAAATGACTGGCGAGAAATCGCTACTCATGGAATCAGAGCCGCCGATTGAGTTTGAGAAGTTCTACCCTTGCGTTGTTATTGCTCAAAGCCAAGACCCGGACTCCGTTATTCCAGTATCAGACTACTCTCACGTTAAAGACCAGATCCTTGAAATTGAGAGAATGACCACTCGGATTCATGCGGTTACTCAGGCTATCAGAACCAATGCAACGTACGATTCTGCTATTGGTAGTCAGATTGAACAGCTGATGATTGGTGACTTGAAGATGGTCCCAACCATTAACTGGCCGTCGTATAAGGCTCGTGGTGGATTGCAGAACAGCATTGAGTTCATGCCTATCGCTCCATTCGTAGAAGCGCTTGGAACACTACAGGCCGCTCGTCAAACAGCTTTAACCCAACTTTATGAAACACTTAAAGTATCCGATCTACTACGTGGTACCAGTGCCGAGTATAAGACAGCAACCGCAAACAGACTGGAAAATGCGTGGTCTTCGCTCGGTCTTATTGTTCGTCAGAACATGTTTACTAAGTTCATTTCTGACGGTATCGGAAATCTTGGTGTCATCGTTACTACGATGTTTGAAAAGAATAAGATTATGAATGTGGCTGATGCTCCACAGGTATTGCTACCTTTGGTGCCAGCAACACCGCCACCACCGCCATTAGATCCGAACATTCCACCAGAGATGCAGCCGTTACCACCACCGCCGATTGATCCAGCAATGATGGTATCTG